TCATGCTGTCGGAGCCTCGTCTGTTCTTCATGGACGTTGATGGTGACCGAATCCAGTTGAGCACGGAGCAGTTGCAGAACCAGACGTTGTTCCAGCGGGCGTGTATGGATCAAAAGAACATGATGCCGCCTAAGATGAAGGACCAGAAATGGCAGCAGTTGGTTAACAGTTTGATGGAAGGCGCTACCTTCTTGGATGTACCACCAGAACTCACGATCTCAGGGCAGTTTAAGGATCACCTAAGATCGTACTGCACCAGCCATGTACGTGCCATGTCTCCCGAAGAGATCGAGATGAACAAGCCTTGGACTGATGCAGGTACAACCAAGTTTAAACTCGATGGTCTTCTGGAATATCTGCACCACCGTAGGTTCAGCGCACTGACCAGAGGGCAGATCATGCAGATGATTCGTGATCTTGGCGGCGACACTGGAATCCAGAACATAAACAAGCGTACTTCGAAGGGCGAGGTGAAATCAACACTGCGGTGTTGGATTATCCCTGCGTTCGAAGAAGAAACAATAGAACTACCAGTCAAGGAGATCTCAAATGACATCCCATTCTAACAAACTGATGCGGGTATCGGACGTAGCAGAGTTGCTCGGGGTATCTAAGTCATACGTCTACAAGCTGGCGTCTACCGACCCATTATTCCCAGTACCGATTGTGCTTGGGTCAGAGCACAAGAAGCGATCGTCGAGCCGATGGGTTCTGACAGAGATCGAGGACTGGGTGAACTCTAGACCACGGGGGAAAGAACTATGATACCTAATGCAAAGCTACTACTAGGTCCGCCTGGCTGCGGGAAAACCTACCGCCTGATCCAAGAGATCAAGGCTGCGCTTCAAGCAGGAACACACCCGTCTCGCATTGGCGTGATCTCGTTCACTCGTAAGGCGATCGAGGAGATGATCACTCGGTCTTGTGCTGAGTTCAACCTACAGGCTAAAGACTTTCCGTACATGAAGACCAGTCATGCCTTCGGGTTCCATGGACTTGGGCTCAAGACCACAGACATCATGGACCCAGAGGACTACAACAACATTGGCAGGGAGATCGGCCTCACCTTTGAGGGCAAGGACTTCACGTCTGTTGACGGGGGCGTAACTCTCCCTACGATCGGTGGATCCGGGGCACGTTATCTACAACTGGACAGCCGTGCGCGTCTGCGGATGATCGACATCGAACAGGAATACAATGAGGCGGCTGATTGGAACCTGTTCTTTGCCAAGCTACAGCAACTGTCTGCCCAGTTGGTCGAGTACAAACGATCAGTGGACAAGTACGATTTCGTTGACATGATCGAGCAGTACATCGAGCACGGCGAGGTTCCCAACCTAGACTACCTGTTCATCGACGAGGCTCAAGATTTCACTCCGTTACAGTGGGAGATGGCAAAGAAGATAGCTGCTTCTTCTGAACAAGTGTGGATTGCCGGAGATGATGACCAAGCTATTCACAGGTGGACCGGAGTAGATGTTAATCTGTTTAACAAAAGTTCGGACAACATCGAGGTGCTGTCCCAGTCCTATCGTATACCCAAGTCGGTGTGGCGAGTGGCGAGAACCATTACACACAGAATCGTGGACCGTCACATCAAGATGTTCAAGCCTCGCCAAGAAGAAGGCAGCGTAGAGTACGTTAACTACCTGTCCGAGGTTCCACTGTCCTCGGGGTCGTTTACTTTGATGGCTCGAACCAATGGGTACGTGTCTGAGATGGCAAACTACTTGCGATCCAACGGGTTCAAGTTCTCTCGCAATGGTAAGTCCAGCCTGTCAGATGATTTGGTCGGCAACATACTGACGTGGGACACGCTGTGCCAAGACGAGTCTGTCGGTGTGCAACAGATCAAGGCGCTTTACTCTGGGGTTAAGAAGCAGGGCAAAGATGCGGTTGTTCGCAGAGGATCGACTCAGATGCTAGATGCGTTGGCACCGGAAGACATGTTGGACATGGACACCCTGATCAAGGACTACGGTCTACAGAGAGATGCCTCAACCAGCGCATACGATGTGCTGAATGTTTCGTCCTCTGAGCGGGACTACATCGATGCGATCTTCCGCCGAGGCGAAGACCTTCTGTCTAGTCCTCGTATCAAGGTGTCCACGTTCCATGCTATGAAGGGCGGGGAGGATGACAACTGCGTGGTTTGGACAGCGTCAACCAAGTCCTGTGAGCAGGGCAAGTTCCCTGACGATGAGCACCGAGCGTTCTACGTGGGTGTTACCCGAGCCAGACACAACCTTTACATCCTGCAATCCGACAACAAGTATAGATACTCGCTGTGAATAAAAGGTTGGTAACTTATCCGTCCAAAAGGGAGACTCGCTATGAAACGTGATGAAGTATTAGACACCGCAAAAGAACTGATCAATGGGCAGAGGGCCAAGGACTACGGGGATGCGTACGATAACTTCGAGCGTATCGCTACAGGCTGGAACGCTATTATCCGAGAGGCCATGGTTACCAACGGTTATGTGACCGAGCAGCACGTTGCGTTGATGATGGACTGGCTCAAGACAGCACGTCTACTCAACGACTTGTCCAAGGAGGACTCGTGGATCGACAAATGTGGGTACAGCGCACTCGGTGCGGAGTTCTCTGACAGAAAGAGTAAGCTATGAGCCAGAAGAATCTTTTTTCCGTGGACTCAACCACCAACGATGCCGAGGGCAATGAGCACAGCGACTTGCTGTTCCAGATGAAGGGGGAGATGGACATCATCGAGGATGACTGGAACATCCCTACTGAGTACCCTGATCTGACAGCATACAAAGAAGTCGCCGTTGATTTGGAAACCAAAGACCCGAACCTAACAACACTGGGTCCAGGTTGGGCAAGGAACGATGGGCACATCATCGGCATTGCTGTGGCTGCGGGCGAGTACAAAGGTTACTTCCCTATTCGCCACGAGAACGGCCACAACCTAGATCCGCGGATCACGATGAAGTGGATCAAGAAGCAGATGTCTGTTCCAGGGATGGACGTGATTATGCACAACGCCACCTATGATGCGGGTTGGCTTCGTGCCGAGGGCGTCGAGATCGAGGGTCGTATCATCGACACGATGGTGACGGGTGCTTTGGTTGACGAGAACCGTTGGTCCTTTGGCCTTGATGCGATGGCCCGTGATTACGCTGGTATCCGCAAGAACGAGAAGCTGCTGAAGGCGGCTGCGCTTGAGCGTGGACTGAACCCCAAGTCAGAGATGTACAAGCTGCCGCCTAAGTTTGTTGGTGGATATGCGGAGATGGACGCGGTTGCTACTCTGGCACTGTGGCAAGCTCTGAAGGTGCGGATCGACAAGGATGAACTGTGGGATGTTTGGAACCTAGAGATAGATCTTATCCCCTGCATGTTGGACATGCGTACCAAGGGTGTGCGGGTGGATCTTGAGAAGGCAGAGCGTAACAAGAAGTCTCTCCGTGAGCAGAGCAAATACCTGCGTGGTGTGCTTGAGAAAGAAGCCAACATGGACGTGGACATCTGGGCGTCCGCATCTATCCAGAAGATGTTTGACAAACTAGAGTTGGAATACCCGAGGACCGAGAAGGGTGCGCCATCGTTCACCAAGTCATTTCTCAATGATCACCCAGCTAAGATCGCACAGGTCCTCGTTAAGCTGCGCGAGTTTGACAAAGCTGACAGCACGTTTATCGACAGCATCCTGCGGCACGAAACCAACGGACGCATCCACACTGAACTGCACTCCACACGTAGGGATCAGGGCGGCACGGTGACGGGTAGATTCTCGTCGTCCAACCCTAACCTACAGCAGATTCCAGCACGAGACCCTGACATCAAGCGTTTGATCCGTGGCCTGTTCATACCAGAAGAGGGCTGCAAGTGGGGATCGTTTGACTACTCGAGCCAAGAGCCGAGGTTGTTGGTCCACTTCGCATCGATGATCCCGTCTACGATCAGGCATCCTGTTGTGGACGATATCGTGGAGGAGTTTAACAACGGTGACGTGGACTTGCACCAGATGGTAGCGGACCTTGCTAACATCACACGTAAGCAAGCCAAGACCGTGAACCTCGGGATCATGTACGGCATGGGCGTGGCGAAACTGGCGGATCAGTTGGGCATTTCCAAGGACGATGCCAAGGATCTGATCGAAAGACACCACTCCAAAGTTCCATTCGTCAAAGGTTTGGCAGACTTGGCCTCTAAGCAGGGGGACAGGAACGGACAGATACGCACCCTGATGGGCCGTAAGAGCCGATTCCACCTCTGGGAGCCTGTCACCTTCGGAGCAGGCAAACCACTGCCCTATGACGAAGCTGTGAAGGAGTACGGGGGTGCTGGTGGCAGAGGCATACGCCGCGCGTTTACATACAAGGCTCTGAACAAGTTGATCCAAGGATCGGCGGCGGACCAAACTAAAAAAGCTATGCTCGATTGCTACAACGAGGGGTTCACCCCTATGCTGACGGTGCATGACGAACTATGCTTTAACATAGAGAGTGAGGAGCAAACCGCTCGGATCAAAGAGATCATGGAGACGGGGATCAAGCTCTCTATACCATCGAAGATTGACGTAGATATAAAAGAAGATTGGGGAGAAATAGAATGATGCATGTAGAAGATATTAAGGCCATGGGTTTCAAGCAGATGCACACCGTCCAAGTGGAGGCCCTGTTGATGTTCGTACAGGACGCACTGAACCTAGCTTCGATGACCGAGGACCAAGACATCATTGCCGACGTTGAGCAAACGGCAGACGAACTGGTCCGCTTGTTCGGGGGCAACGGTGTCTCGGTTAACTACGTTATCGATTAGATCTGTCTACGATCTCTTGGTTTCTCGGGTCTCCCAGTAGACCTGGGGCCAAGGTCCGAGCACGTTGCAGCAAGTTACCACCCAGATCGGAGAACGAGTCCACCGCTCCACTGACTGCTTCCGAAGCGGTGTCAACGAATGACGGGGCTGCTTGCGGTGTGGGGGACGGTGTCGGTCCAGTCATCTCGACAGGGACGCCAAACACAGGTGCCTCGTTTGAACCTTCCACGCCAAACAACTCAGGTTCTTCGGTAGGAACAATCTCTGTGCGCATCAACGAGCGGCGGATATCGTTGATCTCTTGCTTTGGAAGGCGTTGCAGGATGCGGGCCTCTTCTTTCTGATTGACCTCTTGGCGAACCTCACGGATCAGGTTCCGGCTTATTTTGATCGGAACATAACGGTTCTTAATTATGTTTGAGAGTTCCGTGTCGGAAACACCAGAGTTCTCAAACGCTTTGTAGATTTCCCGACGACTCATCCCTGCTGCCACAGCGGTGTCAACCTTGGCCTTCAACGAAGCCTGCTGACGCCGACGAGCGTCGTTTGCTTTGACGTAGGCGTTGATTACATCTTCTTTTGTGGCATCATTGTCATCAGCAACCTTCGTAAAGATAGACACAGCACTTGACCGAAGTCCTGAGTACTCAGACCCTGCGTAGCTGAGACTGCGAGGTATGTTCAGCTTCAATGCCCGAAGACCAGTAAGCATGGTTCCCGCTTCTTCAAACGGTGTGTACTCGTCCCCTTGTTTGGACGGCGTTCCTGTAAGCGCACGAAGCGAACGGCCCTGAACAAACTCCCCGCCCTTAACTGTTGTGACTTGGTCCACGATGCCTGGCAGAAACGCACCAACGACATGGGTCAACGACTTGGACAACCTGTCTCCCAAAGGCTCGGCGGGTTCATATATTTCCGCACCTGTTTGGGTTTTCCCTTGGCGTGTAGTAACATCGATAATTCGTTCCGCAGCCATAGACTCTGAGGCGAACGGTTCAGCAAACTTCTTGAACCCTTCCCACGCTGCAGTGCTAACCTGCTCTGCAAAACCAGCGTCAACCGATCCTTTAGCAAAATACTCTTGCATCGCAGCGCGGGCAGGAGTGAGCATGAACTCATACGGAAGCATGTATGACAGATCAATGTACTCGGCTTCGCCCTTCTCGTCCGGCTTTGTCAGATACACAAGCGTGTTGCCCTTGGTCCAAGGAGCAGCGCCTGCCTGAAGGATGTCCTCTTCTGCCTCGGTAACGCCAAGCATGTCATGTGATGCAGATTTAAATGCGATAGGGGCAGCGCCCGCCATTGCGACGTACCCAGACAGACGTTGAGCGCCGATGGATCGGACCTGTCGAGCAAAGATATCAGCTTGTTCCTTGCCCATGGCTTTTACCAAATCGTCTGTTGCTTGGAAGCCCATCTCTTTAAGAGAACGATTCACGATGTTGCCAGACGTACGGATGATTTCCGCAGGGAACGCCATGAAGTTACCAACAACAGGGATCCGACGAAGCTGTTTGATAGCTTCGGGGACCATGGAGTAAGTAGGCATGGTTTGACGAACAATGTCCGTCACGAACATGTTTCCAAAGTCCGTGCCTGCAATGGACGAGGAACGCTGTGCCAAGCCTGATTTGGTTAGTGCATCTGAAATTGCCGTTTTCCGCGCATTTCCTGCCAGAATAATCGCTAGTTCTTCAGGGGTTTCTTTCCCCGAAACAGTCTTCACTGTGAGGTCGTCTATGTTAATCCCAGCCTTACGCATAGCTGCGCCGTAACGAGCCTTCTCCCCAAGAGCACCAACAACTTTCCAGTAATCGTCCCCGAGTTTGTATGTCTTCTGCATGAAGCGAACGGGGGCCCCGAGCTTAGATCCTACAAACTTCTCGCCGACCTGACGAAGACGTGCAGATACACCGCCCTCAACCTGTTCTTTCATTAGACGGGTAAGCTCGTTGACCTGAATGTTCTGGCCAATAGCACCCTCATCTGACAGAGCGCGGAGGAGTTTGTATTGCTCGGGGCTGTCCAGCGCGTTTGCTAGCAGCACTTCGGCGCTCTCTAGAACCCCCATATTCCTGCCGAGAAGACCGTTGGCCCCTACAACAAAAGTGTTCGAGATAAAGTTCCGGACTTGGGACAGTGGGTTCAGAACTGTCTTCGACATTTGTGACACGCCCTTTAGCTGCAAGGAGACAGCCAATGCATCTTGCACCCCAGAGTATGCACGGGACGGTGTTGTCAGAGAGTTGTAAACTTCAACGGGGACATACATCCCTGTCAGAGAACCAAACTTACCACCAAAGGCAGCTTCTCTTTTAGCATCTAGCTCGCCTGCCTTAACGTAGCCCATGTCCCCTGTCAGGTCTGCAATTTGATTGTCTGTCAGGTTCGCTCCGTCAATGACCATGGGCCTAGCACCAGGAGTTGCATTCATTTCAGCTTTAGCCTGCGAAATGTTCTTTGCGTTTCTAGGTATAGGGAACTCGCCTATTGCAAGTTTTGCAGGGTCAAATCCTCCAGACACAGTGTCGAATAATTTTTGTCCAGCCATAGTGGAGGAGAGGTTGTCGATGGTCCGGAGAAAGGCTTCCTTCGGGTCACGAATCTCGCCCATCATCTCGCGTAGCATAGGGGCTTCGGTTAACATCTGGCTCCGGCCTTCAAGCATGCCTTGTGAAATACTAAACAAGGACGCCCGACCTTTTTCTGTCGGGGAGCCCTGTCCTTTTGCAATTTTTACATTCGCGGTTCGGGCTTCGGGGGTTAAACCTGTGGAGTTCAGCGTCTGGTTAAAGATTTCGTCAATCTTTTCCGCTGCTTTTTGAGTAGCCAAGGCCGGATCGCCTGCGTATTTTTGCGGATCGGTCTTGAGCAAGTAGTTGCTGACTTGAGCAAGAGCCCCTTTGTATTGAGGCATTTGAGCGACAGGAGTACTGAAGTTTTCAGGGCGCGTGTGTAATTCATAGACACGGCGAATGTATGAGCCTTGGTTTGCATCGAACTGAGCTTTTAAAGTAGCCTTTGTTGCGCCGTCTAGGTTCGGAGCGGCATCAATCGAGGACTTAAAATTCTTACTCAGGTCATCGACCTGCATCCGCATGGCATCCGCTGCGCCCGCAGCCTTCTCACCGTACGATTTAACAAAGTCAGACCGCTTAACTTCGCCAGTCAAGTAATCCATTGTCGTGTTGTATGCCTTCTGAACTGCCGCTTTCTTATCGCCTCGCTTTAGTTTCTGAGCACTGACAGCTTTTTTCATTGCGCTATCATAGTTAGCCAGAAGCTGAGCCGCGATGCCTTGCTCAGTTTCTCCAACAGCTTCCGCTGTGCGGATGGCATCTGCGATTTCAGGTGGAGTAAAACCGTTTGGTGTCAGATATCTACGGACAAACGGTACACTTGTGGCCTTATCCCCAAGGAAGTTCAGCCCCTTAGACAGAGCCCTAGCCGTAGCCGGGACCCCAGGAACCATGGCCGCGCTGCGAACAGTTCCGCCAATAACAGGCAGAATGATCTCTCCCGCTGCGTTGAACATCGCGCCTTCAAGACCCAGCCGAAACTTGTTGCGAAGACGAACGCCTGCCAGCGCCATTCCGGTTATGCCCTCTTCATCTTCTGTGCGTAATTGCTCGGGCATAGCGTCCCAGCTATCAGCCAGAGACGTGTTGGTGCTTGGAGAAACAAGGAAGTCCGCGACCCCTGTCCCTGCTGTGGTTAGAACTGCCCGTCCAGCCTGCGTCTTTGCCAAGTTGCTTTTCTTGCCAAACTCGACGGCGGACTTTCCGAACCACGTTTTAGCTGCGGGGAGTGCTGTTCCAGCTTTGACTGCCGCGGAGGCCTTCCCTGCTTTACTCACCCAACCCAGAACGGGGATGGCTGCGGAACCGTAGTTCACGACCATCTCTACAACTTTGCCAGCGGTTCTTTCAGGCGTAAAACCTAAAGAGTTTTTAGCATCTTCAAAGAACTGAGACGTGGCTTCTTGAGCGCCCTCGTCTGCGACGCCCGTAGCCTCAAGACCAATGGCCCCAAGTTCACCCACCCCTTGAACGATGTCCACGACGCCAGCGCCAACACCTCGGGCCACGGACCCAAGTACTGTTTGGTCAGACTCTGGATCCTCGTCAGCGGCAACGCCAAATAGTTCAGGGCCCTCGTCAGCGGCAACGCCAAATAGTTCAGGGCCCTCGTCAGCGGCAACGCCAAATAGTTTTTCCGCCATGCGAGGCTCCTATGGTTTTTTCCGTAATTGCCCGTTTTGTATAAACTCAGTTTTAGAGGGCAGCGCGTCAAACTCAGTTTTGTTTGTCACCACAGGTTTCTCAACCAGATCCTCGCCACCAAGATCCATTTTATAGTCTTTTCCGACCAGAGTCCTTGCGGCGTTTAGAGCGTCCTCGTAGGTTTCGTAGTCGGCGTTGCCGCCTGAATAAAGGGTTTCCGCAAGCGCGTACGTTTGGGTCAAGGGGTCTTTACGTTTACCGTAAATGCTATCTGTGCCTCTGGATTTTGCAAGGGCTAGATCTCGACCGAACTTCTCACGAGCCCGTTCATCGGCGAGCACTTCACCGTAAGCAGTGAGCGTGAACTTGTCGTCGCGAGCCTTCTTGTCCGATGTGCCTTTGGAAATCTGAGCTGTCCCTGCAAGTAGACCATCGGCGATATTCTTCATTGCGTCAGGGCTGTCTCCTGATGCGATGCCGAAGCCAACCATAGCCATGTTCATCCAGAACTCTTCTTTTTCGTCAGCGTCTGTCTGCCCCATGAGATCAGTGAGCATTTTCTTCATAGCAACCGTGCGCTCTTTGATCTCCATGTTTGAGGTATCAACGCCGGAATTGTTAAGCATGGCTGTGCTGACTAGGGACCCTGCGTTGCCAGGGTCGTTATCGATCTCAATGGATAGGTCACCAACCTTTTTGTCAGCGTCAGCGTCAGCGTCAGCGTCAGCGTCAGCGTCAGCGTCTGTCCGATTAGGACGAGCCTGTGGACGGGTGTCCCCAAGGCTGGGGGGCATTGAGGTTGGTTTAGGGGCACCCATATCACCGATACTTGTTATCCCAGTCCCGTCCATAGAATCTGCCGCTTCACGGTAGGCTTCTTTCACCTTCTCCGCATCTACAGAGGCTATGCCGGTATTATTCGCAGGGATTACGGAAGGCCCACCGTTACCTAC